TGCGTTCAATAATTTCAGGGGACTTCACAGCAGATTCCTGCCAGCGCGTGACCTTGCCAGTCTCTGCGTACGGCGGCTTCACAATGTGGTCAGGAACGCTCAACATAAGTCTTGGTCAATCCAAACCTTCATTACTTCTTTCCATTTCTCTTCTTTAAAAGCGCATCAAAGTCTTTAACTTTTGTTTCGCCCATATAGCCCCACGCATAGCCTTCATCAATCAATGTTTGATTGATAGATACTTTATTGTCATCAAGAAATACCCAACCCAAAATACGACCATACTTTTCTGAACTGTCTGGCTTTTCGGTTTTGATAACAATATTTGTTGCAGCATCAATTGCTTTTTTCAATCTATCTTTTACTTCCAACCCCAAAACCTTTTCGGCTTTATCTGTTGTACGAGATTCAGGTGTATCAATACCGGCAAGACGAACACGCTGTGAATAAGAAATATCAAAACCCAAATCAATGTCAACATCAATCGTGTCCCCATCAACAACTTTCAAAACTTTTTTTACGCGATACTCGTACATTACTGATTCTCCAAATGGTCTGGGATTCCATTGCCATCTTTATCTTCATCAGATTTTTTTGTTTTCATTCCATTAGACATAACCAAACCGCCAAGACTTCCTGTTAAGAAAACAGTAAGCGTTTTGAGCAAATCAATGAAAGCGGAATCGTTTGGCGATTGTTGACCGATTGGCTGTGTAACAAACATCAAAGCATATACAAAACCAATAACCGTGATAGCAAAAACTGCTGCCAAAATAATTGCGACACCAAAAATCATTCGGGCATGCAGCTGTTCGGATGTATATCGTTCTTTATTAAAGAAACTCATTACGGGGCCTCCTTGATCAAGTCCTCTGTGCATGTGCCACTAGGCACACAAATAGGTGGATTACATTCTGGGTTTTCCCAGTTCTCATACTCTTGACATGAGTAGCGATAACTACCGTCATACCCACAAGAAGTGAGGAACATTATGGCAAGAAAAGTAAATAAAAATATATAAATCCGGGTTATCTTTTTCACCCCTACATTATAGTTTAAAATTTATTTTTTAGATAAATGGTAGCAATATCAGCTACCTATGTCTCATAGTATTTTTATAGAAGAATCAAAATCGCCAACCTGCCCAGTCGGAAAAGTATTAAAAGCCAAAGAAAAACGAGTATCTTCTTTTGGGTGTTTTCCAATATGATGTTCTAAACTGCTTTCAAATAATACTAAACGATTTGGTGCGGGCACAATTGAATAATCAGTGCAATTTTCGTGTGTAAAAGAACTTGGACTACAGGGCAAGATTGGTAGAGGCTTGGGGTTATGAAAAACTAAATGACCTTGACCGTCCAAGTCATCGTATGCAACTCCACTGATTAATGAATTTTTATGAGAGTGGGGTTTTGAAAAACCATTTTGTTCTGTTTTAGTCATCCAGGATGTAGTTATCTTTAAATTTACAGAGTCCCATTTGAAAATTTCGTTTTTGTATTTTTCAGCACAATCAAGCAAAAAGTCGTGTTCATCCGGGTAGTCTTTTAATATATCAAGAGATTTTGATTGATAATTTTTATGACAATGCTCATGAATGTTTTCAGTCCATTCCGCACTTATTTTTTGCTGTTTAAATAAGTTTTTTAATTTATCCCCCATATCAATTATGACTACAGGGTATGAAAAAAAATGCTCTACATAGACAATCATTTATTACTCCTTGTTGTAATATGTTTGTTTAAGGTATTGATATAAAGTTAATTCTTTTTTAGCCGCTTCTCGCCATTTATCTTTTCTAATCTCATAAGTTTTAACCACACCGCTAATGTTTTCAAGAGGGTCATATTCCCATACTAACGCTGATGAGCTAATTCTAAAATCGTCCCACATTAATAAGTTCATACCTGTAGATAGATACACTCCTCCTCCATTTATATATGGGTGATACCATTCATTCATAAAATTGTTTCCTAAATAATATAAATTTTGAACACGTTTATGAGTCTGAGTGTACGGATCTCCATTACGGTCAATAAAATGTTTATTCTTAATACTCTCCCAATAAGGGGTATCATCTCTGTGAGATAAGGCGTAGTGCAGGATAATGAACTCAGTAAAACCATCAAACAAATTACGACATGCAACGTTATACATGTCTCTATCAAATTGAGATATATCATTTCGTTTTAAAATAGCAATTAAGCGTGTTAAATATTCATGAACGCTATACAACCCATTGCCTTCTATTGGCTCATTAAAACTAGCAGACAACCCAATTGCTACAACATTCTTAACAAATATCCTTGCATGCGTTCCAATCTTAAATTTTAAATGCTTAAACTTAAAGCTTTCTATTTCCTCATCAGTTCGTTTAACAACCAGATTGTTCTTAATATGTTGTTTTAATTCTTCTTGGGCTTGTTCCGAAGTAACAAATTTGTCTGAATAAACATATCCAGTTCCCATTCTTGAGTACAGCGGAGTGTTCCAAACCCAACCATTATCTATCGCGGTGCAATCTGTGTATGGGCGCATTTCTAGGTCTTTATCTTTATATGGAACTTGGCATGCCCAAGCACTGTTGTTTGGTAACAAGTCTTCGTATGATTCAAAAGGTTCTTTTAGAGTTTGCTCTAGTAACATGCTTTTAAAACCAGTGCAATCAATAAATAAATCTGCTGTAATTTCTGTATCGTCTGTAAATATTAACTTTTCAACACCCTTATGATTTGTTGGTATGTGTTTTACAGTTTTTGGGATTAGTGTGACCCCCCTTGGAAGGCAGTAATCATTCTTAAGCCATTGAGCAAACTTTATAGCATCAAAATGGTATGCAACATCCCTTTCTGGATTAAAATTATCAAATTGACCATCAATATTTTCTGAATATTTATTTTCTTCAAATAACGCTGCTGCTGGGAACAAGCAATCTACGAAATCAGAAAGCGGAGTATCTGGATAAAAATATTTTTTCTTATGCCAAATATCAAATGGGTTTTCTCCAAATGTTGTGTATGGAACACCAAGTGGATAATGAAAGCCTTCAGAATCTTTTTTATAAAAATTATTAAATTTGATACTTAATTTTAAAGATGCATCAGTTGCTCTAATTAAAGAAGATTCATCTAAATCTAAATAATTTATCCATGGTCTTAATAAACCAACGGTTGATTCCCCAACTCCGATTGTTTCAAAGTTTGGTGATTCAATTAATAAAATTTCTTTATCTGGAAAAGATTTAATGAGTGTTGCTGCTGTCATCCAACCAGCAGAGCCTCCGCCTACTATGACTATTTTATTTAACATAAGAAAACCATCCAGTTACTATCCATTTTGTTTCTGTGTTTGAGGGGATACCTCTATGATAGTACATCCAATCTGCTGGAAATATCACTGTCAACCCAGTTTCTGGTTTTATTTTTAGATTTTGATACATAAATTCCGTTTCTCCACCATCGTTTACGGTATTTAAATACGTTGTAAATACTAACAATCTTGGTGAGGATTGAAAACTGTTTCTTTCACAATGCCATTGAAAATAAGCTTCATTTGGGTAATATCGCTGTATGTTGAAACCGTTTCCAATAGTGTATTGATTGTGTTTTTGTAATACAGGAAACTTTGAAATATAATCATTCAATGAGTTTTGTAGCTCTATTAAATAATTATTTATTGCTGAATCATAACAATCTAAAGAAGTAATATGGACATCAGTAGAGTTTTTAACATTTGTATTAACAGTTAAAATGTCTGAAGTGTATATCTTTCCTGGTTCTTGGTTGGGGTGTTTCTCAAAATATTCTATTAAATCTTTACAAATATTTTCATCAATGTAAGTTGTTTGAATAAACAACGAGCCATCACCGTTATTATTTGTCATGAAGCACGGTCCTCGTGACAAATAAATTGTGACATAACGATCCTTGGTGTTTTTTTATCTTTAATTAAAGTATTCACTACAGTAACGCTATGTTTCAAACTTCCTAACATCAATACAATTAGCCCGTTTTCAGGTTTTATTTTTAAATCAAAATCATCAAAAACTAACAAACCCCCTGAAAAAGAATCCTGTTCGGGAATAAAATATGTTAAACAAGTTACGCTACAAGTATCACGATGGGGTTTGTAAAAGGTTTTATCGCCATACCAGGTTAGTAAAGTTGTATCTTTACTACTAGTAGCTAATAAAGAAAAACAAGGCATCGCTTTTTCAAAAGCAATCATGTTTTCTTCAATAAAGATTTTACGATTGAATTTTAAACACTTAGAGAGGTGTCTGTTCTCTTTATAATGTGTATCTAAAAACAATCCTTTTGTATTTTTTTGCAATATGTTATTAACCTTACTACCACCTGTTTGTTCAGGATCAAGTTGATGACTACAAAGAGAGTTTATTTCAAAAAACATTTGTTCAAGTTCTGACTGACTATACAAATCACTTACCAAAATCACTGGTGCTTTTTTATTAGGAATTGTTATTTTCACAACAAGTATACTAGTGGTTTATTGAATCTATTGCTCGGGTATAACGATAGGGGTAACGCCTCGCCATATCTCTGTGTCTGGGTCCCAATACCAATTTTGAGGACTTATATCCTCTGTTGGCATTGGCGTTGGTGGTACCCAATCAAAGTTTTCATTAAGAACCTTAGACGGATGAGGTTGTGGTGCAATAAAAACATCGTTCACAGGGTCATAGGTAAAACCAGGAATTGCGTATTGCTTGCGAAAACTGTTAGTGATTGAAGTGCGCTTACAAGTCATGCCTGCATTCCAGGGTTGTGCTGCGTAAAACGCTTCCCACGCTTCTGTTGAACCGCCAACCTCAACGCCGTTATCAATCTGCGTTTCTGTTTCATCAACTCCTTTAATCGTTGAAACAACAATATTGTTTGAATCCAAAAATGCGTAATGTGCCATTATGCCCAACTTACATTGCCGCTACCAGCGTTAATCGTAACAACGGTGAAAGAACCATCGGCAGCAGAAGAAGAAGTAAGTCCAGCACCTACCGTAATTACGGAATCATTAGCAAATCTTAAAAAGATTGCACCACCCTGAGCGCCTCCTATGTTCCCGTTTCGTGAAGAACTACTACCAGTACCAGGTCCGCTACCACCTGCGCCACCGCTTCCATAAAAGCCACCACCGCCTCCTCCTCCGCCTCGCGCTACGGAACTACCAGTAATTGAACTGCTTGCAGCACCACCGCCGCTAGCACCGTATTCACCTGAGTGCCCAGAAGCACCATTACCACCAGTGCCACCGCCACCTCCACCAGAATACTGAGTGCCACCACCACCGCCGTATCCAGCACCTGACGCACCGCCTGAACCAGAATACCCTGGGCCTCCACCATTACCTGCGGTGCCAGCATTAGCGGTAACTGTTGTAGGACCCGTAAATCGGCTTAAAGAACTAGTACCACCAACTATCACTGCAAAATTCGTTCCCTTTTCAAGTTCAGTATAAGTACCTGTTGAGTGACCGCCAGCACCTCCACCGCCACCGCCGTTTCCGTGAGGGCTATCACCGCCACCGCCAGCCGCGCCGCCGCCAATTATCAAGTACTGAACAGAGACTGGAGTTGACCCCCCGCCGCGAGAATAGGCATCAACTTGAAATGTACTATTAGTACGTTTAGTGTTAGGGGCAAGAGCGCCCCCTCCAACAGCTTTACCGCCAGTAGTGTTCCGTTTAATACGCGACATAAATTATGCTGTGATTCGGTTAACGTATCCTGACAACGAAATAACGTTTGTAGTACCAGCTGCTGCACGGATTGTCAAAGCTGCTGAAGCATTACCTTTAAGAATCAAACCAGGAACTACAAGATACAAACCACCCTTAGTCTTTACTGTATATTCAATAATATCATCAGGATCTGTTACCCCACCAAAACCAAGTCGCAAAGCAACATCTGATGTGTGGTTGTTTTGTGCATAAATCCAAACTTCTTCAAATATTGTCGCTGTTGAAGAACCAGTATGAATCAAAGTTGGTGATGTAGCAATCGCTGTTGCAACCACCTTAATTGCGCGACCATCAGTACTTGCTGAAAGAAGTTGTTTGCTAAATGTTGCCATTACTATCTCCTATATAATTAAAATACCTGTGAAGCCAAAATTACTTGATCATCACTTTCATTAAATTTTTGCCAAATAGCAGTTGTGCCATTTGATGTCAATAAAAATTGATTTGTTCCAATTGCTATCCTACCTAGAGTATCATTTGCAGTGCCGATAAGCAAATCTCCGATTGCATCTATGACTGCATTCGTTGACCATGCCGCTGTTGCTATTTTTACAGCAGTGACAGCGCCATCAGCAATATCTGATGTAGTAACCGCATTGGCAGCAATTTTTGCTGTAGTGATTGAGTTATCTTGGAGCATCGCTGTTGTAATTGTATTTGCAGAAATTACACCATTGTATGCGCCATAACCTAAAGAATTCCATGCCGTGGAACCATCACCAACTTTATAATAAGTAGTATCTGTTTCTAAACCCAATTCTCCAGCTGCCAAAACCGGGTTAGCAGATGTCCAAGCAGCTGCTGTATCTCTGCGCATTTGAATTTGAACTGCCATTAGCCTAATGCACCTCCTCCACTAACAGTGGTAATGCCTCCATAAACTGTAGAAGCAGTACCTCCGTCTAAATTATAAGAACTACCTGTTGATATTAATGAAACCCCAAGCAATGTCCAACTAGAACCATTATACAACCATGTTTTCCCCGCAGCAATAAAAGTATCGTTTACGCTTGGGGAGTTTGGAAAATCTATAGCAGCCATAACAATTAAGCTTGTGCCTCAGTCCAAGATAATCTTCCGAACACCGTAGAAGATGCAGCACCAAGGTTACGCACCATGATGGTAAGGACATCGGGACCATCTGGAAAAATATTTGTTGTTGATGTTGCACCAGTTCCGCCACCGAGAATTGAGTTACCCAAGTCTCTAACTCCCGACAAGTCAATGCTTGTAGTTGTGTTTACAAAGAATCCACCAGTAACTTCACCACCAGTAAGTGTTGTTGTAGTCGTACTATAGTCAGCAACTTGTGCAAGACTTGAGTTTGCGCCAGCAGGTCGGTTCCAGTTTTGTCCAGCAGATACTGTTCCATTAAGAATAGCTGAAATCAAAAGGTTAGAACCGGCAGTTGATGTCGTAACATCCAATGCACGAAGAATCAACTGCATTCTGTTAATCAACTCTCTTGACCCAAACACACCGCCGACTCCATTATCAACAGAAGGCGCTACCCTGATTGAAAGAAGAGCGTTGGTTGCTCCGGAAGCTACAGCAATTGAACCACTAGTGCCATAAGTAAACACCAAAGATTTATCGTCATCATAACGACCATCCATGATTACTGAAGTGCCCCAGTGAGAAATAGAACTTGCATAAGTTGGATATGCTTGTTCTACAACCACAGGTGATGTTGCTGAATACGGGAATGAAACAGAAGTGCCTGAACCAAGCGCAGATACGATAACTGTAGGGTTAGCGCCAGTTGCTGCTTGACTCAATGTTAATGTTGTTCCAACAATATTAGAAATAAATGTTCCTTCAGGGATATTTGTTCCAATAACTCTTTGACCAATCTGCAAGTTAGAAGCAGATGACACTGTTGCAGAGTTTGAACCAGAAGCAATGGTTAAAGCTAATGAAGTGTTACCACTTTGTCCTCTAGTTAAACCAGTAAATGTTGTAGCGGTTATACCTGTATAATTGATAAATTCATAACCATGTGTTGCATGGCGAACACATAGGGTTCCTGAAGTAGGAAAACCAGAAGTACTTGCAACAGTAATTGTTGTATCACCACTATTAAGAGTTGCGGTGGTATTTGTAAATGGGACAACTGTGCTTGATTCGTATCTTGCACACATGTTTCCAGAACGCATCCACGATTCTGAGTTGACGTTGTTATTGGGTACTTTATGACAATAAACAACATCTCCGTTAGTAGCCCTCATCCCCCAACGAATAAAACCAGCACCATACCAAGAATAATCAATATAAAACATTTGCATTTTTGAAAGATCAACATTGTACCCAGAAGGTCCTGTCCCATCAAATTTGTCAAGATTCCATGTTGATTGAGCATAACGGGTTTCAATTGTTTTTGTAACAACTGAATATGTAGTAGTAGCCCCACGATATGAAGGGCTTATAGTAAGAGATGTATCGCTTGCGATATCTGTAACACGATATGATGCCCCACGAATTACAATATAATCACCAATATTGAGTTGTCTTGAAAATACAGTTGGGAAAGAGGAATCTGTTTGAGTTACCGTATTTTGCCCAGATGTTACAGAAATTTTACCAGCAAGTTGAAACACAGAAGATCTTCTTACCGCATTAAGTGTTTGACCATCAAATTCAAAAAATACACCGTTTTGTTGATCAAACAATCCAAGTCTATTTGCACAACCATGCCAGCTATTTATTGCTACATAAATAGTTCCTCCCGCTGGTGTTTGAGAAGGAGAAGATGTTGGCACATATGTAAATGTATTAAAACCAGTAACATTTGTAATAGTATATGTTCCATTATAATTTGCATCTGATGCACCAGTTACAGCTACTGTAGCTCCTGGTTGAATATTATGTTGTTCTTTTGTTTGTACAGTGACTACGCCTCCAGAAAAAGAAAGCGAATCAACTTGAAAATTTGGTTTTAAAATAGTTCCCGAACTTACTTGTACACCTTTACCTGATTGATAACGGAAATAACGGCGTGTCTGGCGAATTGCACTGCAAAAGTTTGATGTCCCATTAGATGAGAAAATAACTCCACCATCAAAAGGTCTGTGCAAGAATTGCGATTGCGGTCTTACATAAACAGCAGCAGAACCAAAAGATAAAGTTGCTGTTGGCACAGCGTTAGCGTAATAAACAAACTGTGTGTTACTCAAAATTTGAGCAACGAAGAACGAACCGTTTGGAGGGTTTGCACCTGTTGTTGTAATACCAGTGACAACAATTTCGTTGCCAATAGAAAGCCCATGAGGAACTGTTGTCGTAATAGTTACTTTAGTAGTAGTGCCATCAATTGTTACTGCCGTTGGAGCTGCTCCAATCGCAGCACCAGAAAAAATAGAACCAATATAAATAGCTGTTTTGTTTGAATCAAAAATTGCTTGAACAGCTGTGCTATTCACAGCTTGAGCTGTATATGTAAAACTTACGTTTAATGATACTGATTCAACAATAAAATTACCATTAGCCGGACTTAAAAAAGTATCATAAACTGAAATTGGTGTACCAACCGCAATACCTGTAGTTGACGGAAGAGATACAGTTACCGTTCTTGAGCTAGTGTTAAAAGTAATAGCTGTAATACCAGAAATAGGTGTCTGTGATGAATATACATATGGTCTGTTATCAATTAGACCAAGATTTTCCCATTTTGTTTGTTGTGTACCGTATTCAAAGTCGGTATCAATCAATGATTGAGGTTGAGATACACGAAGTCTGTTAACCGGATCATTAAATAGTTCCGAAGGTTTAAATGTTGTTTCCCCAGTAGGAAGTTGTTGAATTGCCATTATGCTGACTCCATTCCGCTAATATGAAAATTAACTGTAGTAGCAGAAGCTCCACCGGTAATTGTTTTAGTTGTTGCTAAAGCTTGTTTTACATCAATGGTTACAACACCACCGGCAGGAATGGAAACTCCTGGAAACAAAGAAACACTATCTAAAGCTAAAGTGTATGAAGCAGCTGCAGATAAATTAGTGTTCACAACAACAATGTTTGTTACAACAGTTACGGTTGATGCCGGCACTGTATAAAGAACTGTATTTGTAGTAGTTGTTGCAGCACCACGAAATAAAGCTTTTGCTATATTAGCCATTTAAACCTCTAGACACTAGTAAACCCCCATAATAAAAGGTATTTCAACATCACTACCTAGCTTAGCATAAGTAATTGAATTATCCACTATTTTAGCAGTAGTAATTGAATTATCCACTATTTTAGCAGTAGTAACAGCATTACTAGCTAACTTAATAGCAGTAACAGAAGTATCTGCTAAAGCAAGAGTTCCAATTGTTCCATCGGCTGTTGATGTTATTGATTTCAGTGTCCAATTAGATCCTGTAAAATACCATGTTTTGCCGTTTGCAGTAAACTCATCATTAGTTGATGGTGTGTTTGGAAAATTGATTGCCATATAACTCCTATAATACCTCTTTGATAATTAATTTGCAATTAGAAAGTTATATCTCCTGTTCCGGCTGTAAATGAATAAACTTTATACCCGCCTGAAGTTACTGGACCGGTGTAAGTAAGCCCAGCACCGATAGAAACTATGTTGGGGAATGTATCTGCATAACGCAAAATGACTATACCGCTACCACCGTTACCACCTATAGTGCCTGTGCTGAAACCAGGATCAGTGTTTGTCTTACCACCACCTCCACCGCCAAGATTTGGTGTACCTGCTGTACCCGATGAAGGAACTCCAGCACCGCCACCTCCACCACCACCAGCACCACCAGCGCCTGGAGTGTTTTGCGAGTCACCAGGTCTAAATCCTCCACCACCGCCACCGCCTCTTTGGACAGAAGAACCAGTAATACTTGAAGATGAACCTGCACCACCAGCACCGCAAGTAGCGCCACTAACATTGCCACCAATAGCGCCAGCACCACCTCCACCACCACAACCACGACCCCCACTGGAACCGCCATTAAACCCTTGAACAGGTGAAGCCGTGCGAGTTCCGCCACCAAATGTACCTTCGCCTACACCGCCACCACCTGAACCACCACCAACACCAGCACTACCGCCACCAGCACCACCACCGCCACCTGTTGATGTGATTGAACCTAGAACAGAGTTACTTCCACTACCACCAACAGCACCGTTAGTTGAAGATGATGTTCCTCCACCGCCAACTGTGACTGTATACGCAACTCCACCAGAAATGCTAAGAACAGACTCTAAAGTTCCACCACCACCGGTTGCAGTAACCGTGCTACGCAAACCGCCAGCACCACCGCCACCGCCACCGTAAGTATTATTACTACCAGCACCACCGCCAGCAAGAACAAGGTAATCAACTGTTGGTGTAGGAAATAATGTCGTACCCAAACCACCAAAACCATTATTCAGCCAAGTGCCAATATTTGTGTTTACTCTGCTACGAAGACCAAATGCTGTCATATGTTTAAGCCGTTATACGATTGACATACCCAAAAATTGATATTTGACTTGCTGTTGCCGCAAAAGCACGAACAACTTTTGGAACAGCATTGCCCTGAATTACTAAACCAGCAACAACTAAAACTAAACCGTTTTGAGCAGTAAGCGTTTGCTTTATTACATCTTTTGGAGCAGTTACCCCACCAAATTCAATTGTTAAAAGAATAGATGCTGAATGGTTATTATAAGCATACAACCAAATTTCATCAACCGTTGTTGTAGTTGCGCTAGCTGTATGAATTGTTGTACCAGCAGTAGCTGTGTTGGCTACCAAAATACCCAAACCATCCCCAGTAGTGCCGGCTGGCTGTAATGCTAATTTACTTAATGTTGGCATAATTTTCTCCTATGTTTATATATATTAACCCCATACTTGCGTTCCTATAAAAAATTGATCACTAAAAGCATCAACTTGCCCTGATGAAGCCGCAGTAATTCTACCTTGAGCATCTACAGTAACGTTTGTAGTTGTGTAAGACCCTGCTGTTACTGTTGTATTAGCAAGTTTTGTTGCTGTAACTGCAGCATTTGCAAGTTTACCAGTAGTTACATTTTCGTCTAAAATTTTTGCTGTAGTTACAGCATTGCTTGCGATATCACCCGCAACAATTGTTCCATCAAGAATTTTTGCAGATGTAATGCTATTAGCTGCAACGTCTATAGTTACACCAGTGCTTACAACTGTCCACCTAGAACCACTATACGCCCAGGTTCTACCTGCGGTTGTAAATGTTTGCCCTACGGTTGGAGAATCTGGGTAATCTATTGCCATATACTATCTATGATATCCTTTTATTGGTGATTGAGCAAGTTGCTTTTATGACAATCTGCTCCTTAAATAAGCGCACTCAAGAGCCAAGGCCTCTTCGTAACGGATTCCATACGAATTCCCAGATGCTTGAAATTCTTGCACAACACCAACACCATCTTCTATTTTTTCTTCTTGCTCATCCCACTCATCATAACAAAGAATTCCGTATGCAAATGGGTCAACTCCTTCAGCTTCAAATGCTTCCTTAACTCTTTGAGCAATCAAGCCAATATGCCATCTAGCCCCATCTCCTTTTTTAGCAACAGAATCTTTAAATTTAAATTGTTGATATTTGACATTCCCCCAAGCTCTTAAAACAGCTTCATCAATATCATCAATTTGTTCTTTTCGTCTTTCGTCTGAAGTATTGATTGCAGAAGTGTCTGAGTAAACAACTGTCCATTTGCGAGCAGCCCCGCCAAGAGAATAAGTTGAATCAGTGCGAGGGCGTAGAGTTTGAGTATCTGTGTTGGATGCAAAAATTGTTATTGTTGCGGTTCCGTCAGTAGTTGTACCTCCGCTTGCTTGGATTCTTGCATCATAATCGTTTTCCGCCTCAGCATTACCTGAAGTATGGAGATCCATATACCAAGTTGCCGCGGTGTTTTGTTTACCAAGTTCCATTGTTCCATCGGCACGAATAAGTGCTGAACGCTGACTAGAAATATATGCATCAATAACATTTGTGCCGCCTGTATAATACAAAGCAGTATCTGCATCATCTACTCTTAAGCCCACAAAACCAGAACCACGAGCTACAAAGAAACTTTGAATTTTATATGTACCAAGATTTACAGCATCAAAGCCCCACGCATAATGTGATCCGCCAGTTGCTGCCGTTGATGCTGCTTTATTATCTAACAATCCTAACTCAAATCCAGTCATTGCGTTTGCGTGAGATGAAGCATCCATTAAAACATTTGCATTATGTGCCCAAACTTTAGTAAAAGGGTTTACATAAGCAGTCGCTGAACCAGATGGTGTTGAAGCAGACTGGACTGTGCCGTTTGCCAAATACCAACCTTCAACTGTAATACTTGTACCGTTAGCAGCCCAATCAGTAATAAATCCACTGTATTTTGTTGGGCTATGAGCAGTGTCAATAATCATTCCCTTACGCAATAGTTTTATGTTTGCTGCACTGATTGCGGAAGCAGGAACAACTGTTGTTGCCGTATACGTTGCAGCAGCAAGAGTTAATGTTGGTGGTGGTGCTAATACATCTGCAAAAAAAGAAACAGCATCTCTATCTGTATAGACGGAAATATCTGTTTCATTAGAAACACCTAAAACTTCAGCAGCACTATTAAAATCAGAACCGCTTGGGTAAAGTCTTACTGCAAAACCTGTTGCACTATCTTCGTTGCCGTAAGGAGCTGACATAATTCTTTGACCCTCACGAAGAAGATCTCCATTTAAATTTTCTGGGTTAAGAATTTTTGCTCCTCTATCTAATACCCAAACAACTTCTCTACCACCGGTATCTACAAGACTTGAAAGCACATAGTTGCCATCAGGAACAGTAACAAAAACACAATTAGCTCTTAAAATTCCATTATCAGTATATGTAACAGCACCAGTTCTTGCTTGTGCTGCATTAGAGAAAGCTGTTGTGTTGTCAGTAACACCGTCACCAACAGCGCTATAATCAGAAACAGAAACAGGCAAAGATGTTTTGCTTACTTTAGCGTTGATTTGGGTTTGAATAGCCGAAGTAACACCATCAAGATAACTAATTTCAGTGTTTGAAACATTACCAACAGAAGTAGTACTTGGCAATACAACTGTTCCAGTAAATGTTGGAGAAGCAATATTAGCAGGTGTATAGCCTATGTTGGTTACAGCAGCGCCAGAGGCGATCTTTGCAGAAGTAACAGCACCAGCAGCAAGTTTTGCTGTTGAAACAGAACCATCTGTAATATCATTTGAAGCAATAGTATTTGATGCTACAGAACCATTTAATGTCCAAGCACTCCCATCCCATGAATAAATTCGGGAATTGACAGTATATACTTGATCAAGGGTTGGTGAGTCTGGAAAATCTATAGCCATTAGATTTCAATTTTATCCCAATTTTGGTTCTCTTCATTCCAAGAGTAAGCACCCTCCCCTGATGGGTAAGCAACAGGTGCTTCCCAAACACAGGTATCTTCATCAAGAATCCACGATGGATATGGTTGTGGGGCGTAGAAAGCGTCTAGTGTCGCGTCATACTTAAAGCCAATGCCCGCATAGTTTTTACGATATGGTGTACCGCCATCGCTGTGTTGACCACCATGAGTGTTGTACGAGGTGCGTTTGCATGTTTGACCACGAAACTCCCCATACCATTGCTCCCAATCAATACCGTCTTCACCCTCGTTTTTACCAACGATAACTTCGGTAACAATATTTTCGGGATCTAGAAATGCATAATGTGCCATGTTTATATTTCTCCTTTATATATTTTACATTGTTTATTGATGAGATTTGATTCAGTAGCCATTATGCCCAACTCACATTTCCTGTACCAGCGGTGATTGTGGTTGTTTTAAAACCCCCAGATGGAGCCGCTGTCGTACCTGTTAAACCTGCACCGATAGTAATCGTCTTTGAATCTGGATATGTCAAAATAACTACACCTATAGAGCCATTACCTCCTCCAGCAGTGGGGGTCTGACATGATGGACCACCAGCACCACCGTTGCCTTTTCCTGAAGCAGACGCTCCTGCTTGGCTATTCGGACCTCCAGATGCTCCTGCTCCGTAAGTTGTTGTTCCATTACCATTTCTTAAACCATTATTTCCACCTGCATTGTTGTAGTCGCCACCTGTATATGCTGCAGTTTGTCCAACATAATTCGTAGTAACGCTTACTGACCCAGTAGTAACATTTGTCCCACCGATTCCACTCGCTCCAACACTCAGTGAGTTACCACCTTGCCCGCCACCAGCAGAAGATGAAGAAAAAATAGAGTCCCCTCCTTTTCCAACAGTTCTATGGTCTGAGTTGTTACAGGCAGTTTGCCCTGCTCCAGCAGCACCGACAGTTGTTGAATAATTAACAGATTCTGCTACTAAAAAATCTGCAACTAAATAGCCTCCGCCACTACCGCCGCCAGCCCATTGTGCATTACCAGTACCACCGCCTCCACCGCCGCCCAACAAAGTTACTGTTGCATTAAAAGGAATGCTTGGCCAGTTGCTTGCACCTTTTTCTCTTTGTTGGTCACGCATAGCCCAAATACCAGACGCAGCAGAACCAGTTACCGTCTTCTTCCCCCCGATAACCCCACCGTTAGAACGCATTAGCTAATCTCTTCGTAGCTACAGACAGCCTCCAAATCGGAGTTTGCGCTTGCTGTTAAGCGGAGAGTATCGCCCTCCTCTAAATAAATGGATTTAGAAATAACATCCAATACTGCATCTGCGGGGACCGAAACTGTAAAAGCAATACGATAAGCAACAGAAGAACGAAATAGATCAACACTTATATCAGCCGCATTTACTCCGTCAACATTTGATACATAAAGAGCATTAACTTTAAAAACTTTTCCTGACGCGGCACTGTTTGTAACGATTGCTGTTGCAGAAGTCGTTACAGCAAGAACTGCTGTTTTACCTGTGATTGTTGCTACGTTTACTATATTTGGTGCTGCCATGATTTATCCTCCGAACACTATTGACATTGCTATTGCTTTACCTGTCGTTACACCCGCACTCCACTTTAACCCAGTAGCAGTACTTGTGTCAACAGTAAGTACTTGATTGTTGATTGCAGAAGATGATAATTTTGCAATAGTGTTATTAGCTGTTCCAACAAGCAAATCACCTTTAGCATCAATTGTATTTAATAAAACATCAAAAGGTGCTTGACCAATTTCAACCCAAGCACTATCATAATAAACATAAGCAGCCCCAGATGATGAATTAAACCAAATTTGTCCAGCCGCTGGTGCTGACGGTGCAGTATCTGAAATTACAGCAATACTTCCACCGCCACCAATTTCAATCCAATGAGAATCATAATAAATACTGGTAGCAGCAGCTGATGAATCAAACCATATTTGACCAGCAACAGGGCTTGATGGAGCAGAATCTCCAATATTTATAACAGAAGGTTGCGCTCCAACTTCAATCCATTGATTTGAAGATCCATCTGCATAATAAACATAAGTCCCGCCGGTTGATGAATTAAACCAGATTTGACCAGATACAGGATTAGATGGAACTGTATCGGAGATAATAGCAGCAGTTCCTGATGTACCAATTTCAATCCAGTATGAGTCATAATAAACAAATGTTTGTGCTGTATCTGAATTAAACCAAACCTGTCCAGCACTAGGTGAAGCCGGAGCATTACTGGAAATTGTTGCTCCACTTGCAACCGCTACATCAACTAAAGTTTGGCCGGTAAGATTAGGCATATTCAACACCGCTGACTGTAAATGTTACAGCATTGGCTGTTACCTGGTCTACATATAATTTACTGTTTGCCGGGATGACTACTGAGGTGTTATAAAACACAACATTATTTGACAACACACTAACATTGCTCAAAATTTTATTATTAGCCGCAGGGGAAGCAGCGCCTACAAGAATATGAATACTGCACACAGCGTTAGAGCCGGTTGTATTACAAAGGTTAATGTTTTTGATAATTGAATAATTTCCTACAGTATTAGCCGTAGTGTAAACATTAGAACCCGTAGAACTAGTTCCTATATAAAAACTTTTTGGTGTTAGATTAGCCATTTAAACCCCCATCCACATTAAAACTTCATTATCGTAAGTTGTGGTATTCATATCTTGTATAGTAATTGCATCAAGAACATGATCTATAAGTGCTCCAGAGTTATGAGCAACAGCTGTTGTGCCATCATACCCTCTTTGAGATACTGTAAAAACATTAGTTGATCTAGACGAAATTAAAATTTTTTCTTCTGCACCAACACCGCGATCAATAACTACAACAAAAGGGTTGTCGCCGCTTGGATAAGTAGAACCGTCTACTGCGGTAAAAGAAGTTGCGGAATTAGACAATGAAGAAGCTAATGCTGTTTGCAATACTGCGCCATTAAATTCTCTTCGCAACATGATATCTCCTTAATCTATGCTGATATCAAGATCGCCTGTAGCAATTCTTAAAGTATCTCCAGCATCTGTTGTTTTATTTGTAGTAAGAGTTCCATGAACAAGCATATTGCCCGATGTTGAAGCATCAAATATAGCAATAGCTACTGTCGTAGCGGCTGGCATTCCGGTGAAGTCAATATTTGCTGAATTTGAAGTTGCACCGCTAGAAGCAGCGTCAAACGCAGCAGCTTGGCGAGCATAGGACCCACCAGTAACCTCTGTGCCTCCACCTGCATCACCTGGTGCTACCGTAAACAAAGCAACATAAACTGTTGGTCTTGTATATGTAGTAGTACCAAGAAAGTGATCTAGGAGTTTGTTTTCTAAATAATTTGTTAAATTGCCGGCCATCTGTTAATCCTCCTGACTATTATAGTACACTTCTTTTTCTTCATCACTAGGTAATCGGAAGTTTGGAAGTCTTAATAGCAAATTGGCTTCTTCAGCAGAAATTTCTGCCATTTTATTCTCGCTTGAAAATTTTAAACCGCTTTTTGTAACATATCCAGCACCACTTTCAAAGTAAATTAAAACACTATCTCCTTCGTTATCTGTGGTAACTTTTTCTTCAATAATTTCTTTTTTAATAACTTTCTTTACAGGTTGTTTTTTAACCGGTGCAACATCTTCGCTTTTTACAATGTTATCTCTATTTGTCATGTTATATATCCTATCATCAATATATGATTAAATCAATTATACACAATTATGGCGGGGAGGTTTTACCCTGCCCCGCCATGAATTGATATCTAATTCAAATTAGAGTGTACGAAGTTTTACGTTCTTTGCAATAACATAAGAATCAAGATTCTCAATATTATTAGCAACTCGCATAAACTGAGTGTACTCAATTGTGTCGGTTTTTGGTTGGAACTGACGGTACACTGTGATGTCACGGTTCAAGCCGATTACCCTGTTATTTGGGAAAGTTAGCTCTACATAACCATGATATCCAGATGTTGGCGAGTAATCACCAGCAACCGTTTCTGGCATTAATGGAATTTCAATCAACGGAACACCGTATGGAGAAAGTCCAGTTGAACCAGGACCACCGTTTGCACGAATAGAACCGTTCATGAATGCCTGCTCACCATATGTTGACCCTGGAGCAGGAGCACCAGCTGAAGCAGCGGTTGCAGAGTTTGGATTCTGCAAACTGAATGATGTGTCTTGCACAACACCTGCACCACTGAAGAAACGAAGTTCGCTTCGGCGTTGCAAGTATTTTGTTGGCATATTACGGAGAACTCGGTCATATGTTGCACGAGTAACATTGTTACCGGCCTCATCAACAACTACTCCACCAGCAAGTGCTAGCTTAGTAAAACCATTAAGGGCTTTTAGAAGACCATTGTTTGAAGATGTATTGCCATTGATCAACAAGTCATCAAGGTCGTTAGCTGTTTGACGAGCCATTACTTGCGCAAGATGATCTTCAAGCGAAGCACCTTCAATATTGTCTTCAAGAGACTCTGTGCTCAATTCCCAGTCAAGACGAAGCTTGACACTTGACAATGAAACTTTTGTAAAAGTTACTGCTGCGTTTGAGCCAGTATCGCTTGCTTCTGTTGCTTTTGCCATGAGTCTTGTTCCAACAGATACTTTGTCAATATCCATTGTCGGTGTGCGCATGCGCACAACGCGAGAATTCTTCATGAGGTTTGATTGATCAACTACGAAATCAATAAAACGATTTGATTGCTCTGCATTAAGCAGACCACCTGACGCATTGCCAACGACACTTGTAGTTACTTCGTTAGCTTTAGCGAGGATTTCTTCTTGTGTTGCCATAGTAATTTCCTCCTATTATGACTTGTAGCCCAAGGAGCTAATTACACCCTGTGGCAAATACATGTTTCCCCAAAATGATTTAGGTGCTGACTTTACCAGCTGCACATCTTCATCATCTTCTGAGTCAACGCTTTTCTTTACAGCACCAGCTTGAGCGAACTCCTCAACCTTTGCCGTTTGAACTTCCAGAGCTTTTTCAGTTGCTTCCAACTTCTCAGCCAACTCTGCTTTCTGAGTTTCTACGCTCTTGGCTACTTCTTCAATCTTTGCATTAACATTCTCTTCAACTTCTTGTTTAAAGGAAGTTGCGAAATCAGTCAATTTCTGATCAATTACTGAACCAAGCGCTTCTTTAAGAACTTCAATATCCATTTCTTGTTCCTCCACTTGTTTGACATCCACTTCCACTTCAGTTGAAGTTTCAGTATTATGCTCGGACTTTTCTAGTCCTAAATTATCTTCTGGCGCAAGCCAATTGATAAACTTCTTAATTAAAGACAGTTTATTATCTGTCAATGAATTTTCCATAGGTTTAACATTATCATAATCTGCATCATTTTGCAATTCAATATTAATAAAATCTTCATTTAAATTATCTTCATCAAAAGGTAATGTTAGTTCTAACAATAATTCAAGTAAAATCTCTTCTTCATCTTCAATAGAGTAGCTTTTGTTTTTCATGTTTTTATATCTCTCAAGAAGTCTTCTGCCTTTAGCCGCCAACCTAGCTGCGTCTTGCGTATCTTGGGGTACAGGTTCACCCCAGGCAGCAGCTGATAGAGCAAGCCTAGTCGGTCTACCTTTATCATCTTTCATTGGACCAGATGGATTGGTAAAAAATCTGGTAAGGAAAGAACCTTTCCTGCGCATTTTCTCTGGAGTGTTGGCTGGGCCTTTAACTCCTGGCTTTAAGTTAGCCCCTTCAGTTTGCTTGAAGTGTCTTCTGCCAGCAGCGGTTAATCCACCTTTAGGGTCTTTTAATGGTTGTTTTTTTTCAATAGCAACACATTCGCATACATCATCACAGCATTTTAAAACATAACCAAGTTTGCCATCTGTGTCCATCTTGACAAGATCAATTGTTGCAAGAGCATTAGCTGGATTGTCAACAAGACTTAATTCACCCAGTTCATATTCTTTGATAATATTAATTGGTCGGTTGTTATGAAGCTTGCCAGCAAGTATTTCTTTTTTCATAATTTTTCCGCCAATAGAAAAAGCACGAAGAGTACCATCAAGAACTTTTTGCCAAGTTGCTTCAGCCCCTTTGGAAATATAAGCTTCTACTTCAATAGCATTATATTCTTTTCCATCAGCATCTTTCATTTTAATTGGTTTGTAGCTAATAGCTTTTCCTACAGCAATAGGAGCATGCATTTCTCGGATATTACCTTGCCAGTTTTTAAACGCAATTTCAGAAGCAGCAAAGTCTACTATATCGTTAGATTTATCAACATTATCAGCAGTTGCAATACCAGAAACAATGCGTTGTTCTTTCTTGATCATACTGATAGGGAAAGAAAAGTTAAGGTTATTCATATATTGTATCTTACAGTATATTATATTATTTTAATACAAGCAAATTATGCAATTGCATAGACTGCTAAAGTAACGCCAGAAGTCATAATTTGAAATGTAGTGTAATCCCCTTCAATTTCAACATAACCCCCACCGCTATTAATTGCTGGAATGACCACTTGATGTGGACCACCATTTAGTTTGACCGTAGCATTAGTTGTAGCATGAGTATTGTAAAAATGAATACAGCTAGTGTGTGTATTTAAAGAAACAACTCCGCCTGTGCCGCTTGTGCTAGTTGCGGCTGTATTAGAAAAAACAATTCCGTTATCGTAACTCATTCAGAACCTCCTGTGGTATCTTGTACTTGACCTCTCTCAGCCTGATCTCCAGATGCTCGTGGGTCTGAAGAACCTTCCGGTGTATCAGAGCGAGCGTTTCTTGGCTGAGAAGATATATTATTAGAATTTCCAACCGGAGCCCCTGGCCCAGATTGTTCTTTCTTAATTTTTGTTGGGAACGGCAAAGGTACATCTCCATCAGTTCTCTCAGTAAGACCAAGAGATGATCTAACCTCGTTTGGAGAAATAACTTCTGTTCTCAAATATCTATCATTAATTCTAGATTGAATATCTTCATCAATCAAGTCAATGCGTTTAAACTGCATAATAAGCAAATCGCTAAATTCATGAATTACTCTATTCAATCTTTTTTCAATAACAGATTGATCAGGGCCAATAACTTGCATCTTAAATGTTTTATCAGCATCTCTTGATACTGCAAGGTTCGCGTTATCATATACACCAACTTTAGGAGCCGGGACTCTGTTTGCAACCAAAATTTCATCTCTGTTGGATTTACGGTATTTATCAAACGAAGCATCTTGTATACCGGCTTCTAGTTTTTCAAAACGAATATCGCTATCCGAACCAATTGATGCAGGTAGAGGAATAACTAAAGTACCATGATTGCGACCTTTTACTTCTTTTCTAAAATAATTAATCAATTCTTGTTTTGATTTATTGCTAAGCTTTGCCCCTTTAAGCACAATTGCATAACGAGGAATAGCTTTGTTTTCAAAATAATCAATATTGTATTCTTTAGCAAACTTGTCACCAACAATAGCAGATGCTGCAGAAACAGCAGAAGGAATACCGTAGTAGGTATTTTTAGGAGAATATGTTTTGAAATGAATAATTTCATTAGGGTTAACATCTGTATTAATTGGGTCTTCTGTTTCAGAGTCGCCAAAGTTTCTGAAAAACACCGCTGAAATTTTATTACTTCTAGCAATTTGCACATAACCATCCCGTTTACGCCTAACTCTCATTAAGGTGCCAGGAATATGACCAATGTATCCAATCTCGCCAGAGTTATTACGACCAATCTCTAAATAACCATTTCCAATGGTAAGAACATCTTGCCAAACTTTTACCATTGTTTCAAGAAAAGTTTCTTCCTTATTGGTATCTTCAAAAATTTGTTCAAGTCTTTCTTTTTCATCTTGAAGCATTTTACGAATTTTTGCAAGTTTGTCAGGATCATTAGACGCTTTTTCAATTTTTCTTTTTGCTTTTAATGTTTCAATAAACTCAAAACCTAAACCAACTGTGTTCATAACTCTTGCAGCAACAGAAGCGTTATGAACAGCGCTAGAATCATAAAGACCCGCCAATGTATCCAAATCGTATGGTGGGTTTACTATGTCATAAAGGGAATAACCATCAAGTGTTTCAGGATCAATATATTTTGTAGATACGCCATCAATACCTTCATATTTTTTAGCTAACCGTTGAGCTTTTCTTTTCATCTTTGTAGAAAGATTATTAAAATTTACTTTAGCAAATGGGTCATCATTTATAACAGATGTCTCAAAGCCAAAATAATTAATGTCATCAATTTCACCCAGAACCTCGGTGTCTTCTATATGTGTCATTCTGTTATCTTCCATGTTTCCTCAATCCGTCAAAAAAATCTTCATACGGGTCTGGTAGCAGCCCATTGTTAAGTCTATCGGCTTGATCATCTCTTTCTGAAGAAGAAATTTTTCTTGCCCCGTGAACCCAAGCAACATCCCCTTCATCTGAACCTGACCAATAAATACCAGCTTCAAGAACTCTTTTTTCTATATCAGGATCACCAACAAAACCTTCTGCTGAAAGCACATTGCCATCTGCATCCATTAGTGGTTTACCGTTAGGCAAAATCCACATGCATACACCAAATGTTCTTTCTGGAACCCAAAGGTTACTTTTTTTGATAGTATCGTATCCCATTGATACACAGTATACATCATTTTTATTAAAAAATGAACATTCTTAACAAAGTATAGTGCAAGTTATCTAGTTTTTGAATATTAACGGATTGGGCAAGCCCCTGTAGCGCAATCATCAAGAGATAACAGCTCTGTTTCGTGAACAACAACTGCCGGAATTGATAAATCAAGCTTTGAAACTGCCGAATTATATTCGTTTTCAGAAATTTCTTCATATGGAGGCAATACAAAGTTATGATCAACATGAAGCAAGAAAGATACTGACTTAATTGATTTATCATAATTCTTGGATAACCATTCTTTAATGGATTCAAGCTCTTCTTTACGATAATAGACAGTTACAGAAACAGCATTATCAGCCCAAATAGTTTGAAGTTTTTTAACCCACTCAAGCTGATCAACAGCCGTCATGTTTTTTGCAAGCACAGAGTTTTCTGGGGACTTGCATGGGAATTCAACAACATATTTGGTGTGATCTTCACGACCATCTAACCCTTTATCCCAAACAATTTTATAACCTCGTTTGCGACAAACATCAACAAGAGGGTCAACAGAATTAAAACGAACTCTTCTGATGTAATATGGAGCAAATGCTGGATGTATTCCAGGAGTAACGCCTGGGAGTAAAGAAAGCGTTCCTGATGGCTGCACCGTTGTAAGTCTTACAGAAGGACCCCAGCCATTTTTAGCTGAATATTCTTTATCAAAGTTTTTAATATATTTATAAACTTCGTCTAGCCATCCAATTTTTTCTTCATCGCATTGCAGAATCCCAGTTACGGATTGCCCGAGTCTTGAATTTTTATGAACAATAGTATTTGTTTTTTCATATGGATAAGATAACTTAGAAATTTGTTTTTGAATCATATAAAGTAATTTGCTAATTTCTTTAAATTGAGACAATGAATCAATGTTTGGCAAAAAGATAGTTGAAAGATTACAAGACTCTCCATCTCCAAGAGCAATTTCTGCACATGGGTTAAACCCTTCAATTGTTGGGTCTGGATTTTTTTCTCCAACACGACCATAAGTTCTTGCTAGTTTTCTATTAAGTAAGCCATACGGTTCACCTGTACCATCATAGCCTCGCCATAATTCAGGCATAATTTCACTGTATGCATCTGCATAAATTGAATTGTTACTGTTTGATCGCCAAGCAGGAATGTCTCCTGAACCCCAGTTTTTTGCTCTCAAAAACAAAACATCATCAGGGTCTCCAATTGCAATCTGCGCCGAACGGCGAGATGAACCAGATACAACAATTCTTCCAATGATGTTACAAATATCAAGGACATCTATTGAACGAAGTTTTTTACCTACTCTGTTGTTAAGCACTTTACAAATATCAGCAATACCATCTACTAAAGCCCCTGGACCAGATGCTGTGCCACCAAAAGTTTTTAATGGTGCACCAAATTCTCTAATAAGAATTGTTGAGTATGTAAAAGATTTTCCTGTTACAAAATAAGACTCAAGAACTTTTGACAACAACTCTCTCCAGCCTTGCCTTGAATCTGGGATAATGAAATCAGCATCATTGGTTCTTTCAGCAATAATCTTCTCCACTTGTTTTACTTTTGGCAGATCATGAATCTTAGAACGCTCTACAGAAAAACCAACTCCTCCACCAAGCATCAGATAATCAAACAATAATTCAAAGTCTTCAATTTTTTCAATATTAGTAAAAAAACAATTATTAAGAGATGTGCCTGATAATTTAGAAACCAAAGGTGTTCCTAATTGCCACAACGCACGACCAGACACGCTACATTTTAAATTAAACATGTGATCAAACAAAGATTCTGCTTCTTGTTGTGTAAACGGAACGCCGATTTCTACAGCACCATCAATAATTCTTTTAATGGTTTCCACCCATGTTTCTGTCCTATCTGTGCCATCAATTTTTCTGCTATATGTTCTTAGATAAACAACTTCTCCTAGCCCTCCAAAACCCCAAGGAACTTGTTTTTGGGAATAGGAATTTATAAAATCATAAGTTAATAACGACAATTTGGCCTCCGCGAAATGAATAACTAGTTTACTATGTAAAAAGTTAAAGTCAATGAATATTACTAAGGATTACAGCAAAGAATTTTCATAAAATTCTAAACGCTTTAATATCTTATCAGCAGTCATAGCCCATGAAAACTCAGAGTGTAAAATTTTTGCTGATTTTAAAGAAAACTTTTTGTAAATCTCATATTCGTTTACAACACTAGACATCAAGTGCAATAGTTCATCAAAATCAGGACTCGCCCAGTTACCGGTATCAGCTGCATAAAGATTATCTTGCCAGTCTGCTTTTACAAAACTTGCCGACAAAGGAATTCCATAATGAGAAAAATCTTTACAACCAGTTGCATCAGTAAGAATTGTAGGCATACCTGTTGCAATTGATTCAAAAGGGATCATGCCAAAACCTTCTCCCATTGTTGGATAAACCATACAATGACATTTGTGATACAACTCAACTAACTCATCTACTGTATAATTATCACCAATACCAATAATTTGAGGATGATAAATAGCCGGAACTAATTTGTTATCAACATAACATTCCGCAGTACAAAATTTATTATATTTTAAAACAAGTCTATAATCATCATCGTCATCATATAAGTCTAAAAATGCATCTACAACCATTTGAGCATTTTTTCTTTTACTATCTCCACCTACATGCAAGAAAACAAATCTTCCTGTTAATTGTCTATCGTATATAGAAAAATTTTCTGACACGCCATGAGGTATTGTATATATATTTGCATTTGCGTTTTGTTTCCGATATATGTCGCTGATAAATTCTGAAGTAGACCAAATCTCATCGCATTTTTGCATACTGTAAACCCAATGTTCTGGAATTTTAGTTGACTCCCAAGGAGTGTAACCAACCGTATACTTTGATTTATTCTGATAGTAAGGAGGAGGACAGAAGTTTACATGAAAAGGAATATCTTCTCGGTTATAAAACACACCACATTCTTTTTTCTTCAATGCTTGAATAGTCTCTAAAGCAGCGTGTTGATAACCTTGGCTGAACCAAAATTCACCAGATGCATCTTGATTGTTAAGACTAAACCAACTAATTTTTTTCATCAAACATTACTCTTTCTCTATTTCTAAAGTGTTGTTATTGCTTGACATATTTAAACATTGTACACCTTTTTGAATAAGAGAAAGAGCTGTTTCTTCAGAAATTTCACAAGTAATTGGAGTGTTTGTAAATACACATCTTGAAGCCGCAAGATAGAATCCATTGAATCTTGTAATGGTAATATGCGTGGGGTCAAGAATTGCAGCCGGGCCGTAATCATCAGATTCCACAACTGCAATTATTTTCATGTTTAACTTTACCATTGTTTTGCTTAAAACCAAAATTAATACTGCTAGTACACTAGCATGCTTAGTACACTAGTATGCTTATTGTATATAAGTTTATTAAGTATACTTAGTATACATAGTATGCTGGTACGCCTTGCATGCGTAAGCATACCACAAGAATAAAAAATTTTCTGGTGATTACAAAAGTTTTTCGTAATTCTCTGATAATATTTACACAAGGAGATTTATGACTGCTTTATTTTTTTGGTTGATCTGGAGTTTTGTTGCTAGTGTTTGTATTAAGTATACTAGTATGCAATTACTTAATGTAGATTTAAGTTTAATAAATGCATTATTAATACTATTAACATATCAATGGATTAGATTTATTAAACCTTTAAATAAAGAAGATATTAATAAAATTAATAACGCTAAAAATAAAAGTCAAAAGATTGACCATAAATCTATCTCAGATTTTAATAGTATTATTAATACTAATTTTAAAAAAAGAAACAAAGGTAACAAATGAAAATTTCAAATTTTGAAGATAATACAGACTTAGAAGATGTTAAGAGTTTGCAAATAATTATTAAAGCAGTTCCTTATGAAAAAAGTTATCTTCCGGTTTTTGTAATAATGTCTCCTGATGACAATTACTCAATGTCAATTGATGAAGTAAATTCTTTAATGGATGGTGTTGAGATTGCCAAATCTAAACTTGATGAAATTATTAATTTTATTTTAAGAAAAAAAATCTTTAACGAAGATGAAGACGATGATGATGAGGTAGATGATGATACTGGGTCAACTGATTAAAGATTTTCCTTACCCGACTAAAACATGCCCATATTGTAATAAAATTCTTGTTGTTGTTAATGCAGTGCATTGGCATGAAGATAAATATCAATATAAAGCTTTATATTTTTGCCCTAATGCAAAATGCTCAGTTTATGACGAAGGAGCAAAACAAGCTTATGCTCGTATAGTTTATTCATCCGAGGATGCCGCTCATTATTTTTGGAAAGTTAAGATTCCGGTACAAAGATGGGAGCAAGAAGATGTTGTTTCAATTTACGAATAATGTGATAAAATTATAGATTATGCCAATTAACTCTTGCTCAAATAGTGGTAAGCCCGGTTATAAATGGGGCGAACAAGGTATGTGTTATACATACACTGAAGGTAATGACCTATCCATGAAGCAAGCTAAAAATAAAGCCAGGCTTCAGGGTGTTGCTGCTAGATTAAATGGTTATAAAGAAAAAATAAATGAAGTAACTACCTCTTCTATGGCTTCAGGTTTAAAAAAACCTCAACAAGGATACCCTGCAAAAAATAAAAAGAAGAAAGTCAAAAACAAAACTCAAATGCTTATTGATGATATTGAAAAAAGTTTAACTCAGTGGTTTGAAGAAAATTGGGTTGATCTCTCTAGGCCAAAAGCTGGAGGCGGTTTTGCCCCATGTGGTAGGTCTGATGCTAGTAGTGGGAAATATCCTAAATGCGTACCCGCAGCCCGTGCTGCAAGAATGTCTCCGGAGCAAATTCGCTCAGCTGTAAATAGAAAACAAAGAGCTGAGTCAACTCAAACAAGAGAAGATAAAAAACCAATTAATGTCTCTACGGATGTTGAGAAAGCAAGTGTCAATGTCCCGACCAACCCGGCTTTATATGCTCGTGTGAAAGCGGAGGCTAAAGCAAAATTTGATGTATACCCATCGGCATACGCAAACGCATGGCTTGTGCGTGAATACAAAAAAAGAGGTGGAGGTTACAGAGTCGTATCTAAATCAATTGATGGCTTAGATAAGATTGCTGAAGACCTTGCCGAAGAAGAAGCAATGCTTGCTGACGCACTAACCGCAATTGCCAGAATGCACGGAAAGTTTAACGAAGACGAAACTGGTATCTGGGCTGGATATGATAGTCCAGAAGAGAATGATGTTAAAGAAATTGGGGTAAAGTGTGCAAACTGTGTTCTTTACGAAGGTAATGGTGTTTGCAAGATAATTGCTCAAGAAGTTGAAGACGAAGGTAAATGCCGATTTGCAATTATTCCAGATGGGGTTGTGCAAGTAGAAACTGAAGATT